GGTCGAACAACTCCTTAAACGGTATCTTGGCTTTGGCGTTCTTTTCCAACTTGGTCAGTCGGATGTCATGCCGTTCGGTGGCTGTTATCTTGTTGTCGTTACGCTCGTATTCCGTAATAAGGTTACGGCTGTCGGCATAAATCTCGGCATAGTTGCGGAAATTCAGCAGTTCCAATTTGATTCGGTTGCGGTCTATGGTCATTGTATCGGTATTGATGTATTTGTTATTGGTGTAAATCTGGTTGCGTAAATCTTCATCCGCCGTCGCATATCATTTCACGAAGCGTTCGGCCTTATCCAATTCTTTTCCCGTTGCGGCTTTGAATTGCGGATAGGTGATGCCCTCGGCATATCGTACCGTCGAGAAGATGTGCGTTATCTCTTTGTAACGTGTATCGCGTATGCGTCCCGCAATCTGCCGTATCGTCGTCGAAACGTCCAGCAGGTGATGTCGTGCCGTGCCGTCGCTCACGACGTATATCTTGCCCTGCTTGTCGTAAATGTCGCACCCCTCGAAAGCCGTCGAGGTGTAGAAATTGATTTTGCGCACCGCTTTGTCGGGAATCCCTATCGAATAATCTCCGCCCAATTTCTCGCGGTTTATCTGCTCGGACGTCCCGCTCGTCGAACAGACGATTTTCACCTCGTCGGGCGATAGTCGGGCATGATGCAACACCCGCCCGATAAAATCGACGCTGTTTACAAAGAAATGCAGATTGCAGGGGATATTGTGCGTTACGGCATTGTGGCAAAGATTTACGACCGATGCCAACGGGCTGTTTTCATGCCACAACCGCACCTGCATCGGCGGTTCGCTGGGTCAGACAATCCGTGTTGTCGGCAAGGTCTGCAATTCATCCAGCAGAAATTCCCGCTCGATGGGTGTCGCGGACATATAAGTCGCGCGGCTGAATTTGGGCATTTCGGCAAGCAAACCCGTAACGGCTCGGTGTCGGAATGAATAATCGAACAGCAGGCGGTGATATTCGTCTACCAACAGCAGGGCTTTGGCGTATATCTCCGCTCCTGCGACCTCTGCGACACGCGGAATCGCATCGTAGGTGGCCATGATTTTTCAGCGGTCGTGCGCTTTCAGATAGTCGGCTATCTCTTGGTTGGTGACACCGCCGTAAACCCCCAGCAGGTCTGCGTGTTCGGGCAGTTTGTTCTTGATAAGGTTCACCGTCGGAACGGCAATTAAAGTAGATATGCGGTTCTCGATGGCAAGTGTCGTTGCGCCGCATCCCGTCTTGCCCTTATTAAAGATGCAGTTTTCGGGTAATTTGTTGTTGAGTTCGGGGATTTGCTGGACGTGGAGTGCGTCCGAGGGTGCGGTAATAATTGAATTCATAAGTAAAGAGTAAGGGAAAAATTACGCCGCATATTTTTTGTGCGGGTAACATCTTTATTAGTAAATTTAATTTCCAACACACTTTTTATGCGGCCGCATTTTTTCGGTGTGGAAAGTATCTTTATAAGGAGAATTGATTTCCGACACAAAAAATATGCGAGCAGGGCGCAAAAGCAAGGGACACCGAAAATGCCCCTTACATGACCTTACCCTTACTTGTCGGATTTTCCTCTCTCGTATTATAAAGATAGCACCTTTTTTATTGGGAACAAAAGTCGGACAGCAATTAATCCGAACATTTTTATCTATGTCTTATATGGCCTTATAGGGCTGTTTACGGGGTGGCGGAGTGTGTTCGACGGGTAAATGAACCTGCAAAAAGTAGTATTAGCGGGTATTTTAGATAGTGAGTTGTTCTAAAACACCTTTCGTGTCTTGTAATTCAGTACTATTAGTGGTTCGGTACATGGTGCGGCTGTTCTAAAATTCCTTTCGAACATGTGTTTTAAGTGCTAATAGCGGTTTTTGCATGGTAAATAAGTGCGATGTACACGTAAAAAGCCGTAAATTTGGGTGTAAAACGCTATTTTATGAATGAAAAAGAGGCCGATGCCATCCGTAAGAGTATGTATGAATCCTTACTGATGGATGAAAACGATAAGATTGTGCATTGGGATTTCGACCCGTTGCGCCGTGAGTTGCGCGAGTATGTCGATATTGCCTGCGGGTGTGATGAACAAACGTATGGAATCCGCACGCCGCAATTCGAATATCACTACTGTACGGGGAAAATTAAGATGCCCTTTGCCAAGTCGGATTATCTGGCTAACGACGATATAATCGCTACGGTTAAGGGGCTTGGATTGGATGTAGAAAAATTTTGGTTTGCGCTGGTCTTTATTTACGATTATGTCGAAACCTCGTTTAAGAACTGCGACCTTGTGAAACCCGCGTCTTTGGATAAGGCGTTGCAAATCTGTTCAAAGAGTTAGGCGAGGATTTCGCGGACGATGATATTGAAATAACCCTTAAAAAGAACAGAAAGAAAGTCGAGGTTCTGCCCGTTATAAAGCGTGGGATTTTGGACTGGCTGCGGGAAACCTATGAACGGGAATGCAAAGGCAGGAAGATTCAGTATTACGGGATTGACACGGGTAATTTCGACGAAACCTATCCGAGTACGTCGTTTCGGATTTATCGGACTGTGGAGATGTATCGGGATATGCTGAACACTTTATTGGGCGACAACCGCCCGAAGCAACCCGATAAGAGTGTTTCGTTGAATCGACTGTTGCTGATTTCGCGTATCTGTTACCTCTATGAATTTACCTATAACGACAGCTTTTTGTATAGCGACGATTCGTTAAAAGGAATAATTAAGTCCTGCAAGGGGTGCATGCCTGCAACTTATTCCGCTGTTTATCTGTAATTTGCAGAAGGAGAGTAAAAACGCCCTTTATTTTACTCCCCGTGAATAGGGTGAAAATTAGCAAATCTTTGTAGTGTCGAAAGGGATAAACCCGACGACCTGCAAACGCTTGGGCAAGGGATGCAGAATAATTTAAGCCCCTCTGTAAAAGGAGTATTTAAGATTATGGCTAATGCTATTATTAACGGACAAAACAACGTAAACGAGCAGAACGCGGCAAACGCCGCAACCGCTACGCCTGCTCCCGTTGCTGAACAGAAAGAACAGCAGACGGTTCAGACCTCGCGCCGTCGTGCACCGAGTGCACCGATTTGGTCGGCATTGACCGTCGCAAGGCGGATGTTCAACAACCTGCCGTCGGTCTTGCAGAACACCGAAACAAAGCGGATGTGTCTGAAAGAGGCCGCAGAACGCACCTATGGCGACCCCAAGCGGGCAAGTTACGACATTAAGAACGAAGCCCGAAAATTGACCAACCTAATGGATTTCGGGGAGTACTGCCGAAAGAACGGATTAAAGGGCGAAAACGTGGCCGAGCACGTGGTATTCGAGGGTAAAACCGTAATGCGCCGAGTGATGGAGTACGGCGTCGAGAGTGTCCTCGGCACGAAAATCCAAATGTTCGCAGAACCGCTGACCGACGGTAAGGAAAAGTCCGCCGAGAGTGAAGCAAATGCCGAGTAACGGTAAAAACAGAGGTTGCGTCAGCACAAAAAAAGAATCGCAACCTTTCTCGCTTTACTTACGCAAGCAAGAGAGAAAAGGGGTGCCACGGCGAAGTCGGGCACCTCTTTTCTCGATAACGGCAGTCACAACAAATTCTGCATCGCCGCGTCGATTTGGCTGTTTTCAAAGCTATCCAAATAGATTTGGGTGGTCGATAAATCCGAGTGGCCGAGCGATTCGGAAATGATGGCAATATTCACTCCCGACCGCTTCAAAACCGTGGCGAACGTGTGCCGACTTGTGTAAGTAATATTTAGAAATGCAATAAAAAACAGAATGACGATAATTAAACGTAAAACGTTTATAATTAAGCATTTTGCGAGAATTGCAGAACAGACAGACCTGCAAAAGAAAACAAAATATTGCGACGTTTCAGTTACCAGACTGTTAGCCGCCTGTTTCGGAAACGACGGCAGGTAACCGAATTTTTACCGATAAGAACAAAGCGGATTTGTATTCACTGTTTCTCAATGTTTTGCATGCCAAAGGACGCTTTTCAAAGGAGTATTTTTACAACCTAAAAAAGAGCGTTATGAAAGTGGAAAAATTCAAGGTGCTGCTCTACCTGAAAAAGAGCGAGCCGGACAAGACCGGCAAAGCCCCGATCATGGGACGGATCACCCTCAACCGCACGATGGCGCAGTTCAGCTGCAAGCTCTCCTGCACCCCCGGGCTGTGGAACGCGCGTGAGAGCCGGCTGAACGGCAAGAGCCGGGAAGCGGTGGAGACCAATGAAAAAATAGAAAGACTGCTGCTTGCCGTACACTCGGCCTTCAATTCCCTCATGGAAAGAAAAAGGGATTTTGATGCCGCCGCGGTCAGGGACATGTTCCAGGGCAATGCGGGCATGCAGATGACCCTGCTCAAACTTCTCGACCGGCATAACGGGGAAATGAAGGCCCGTGTCGGTGTGGACCGTGCGCCCACCACACTCTCGACCTACCTCTTCACCTACCGCACGCTTTCCGAATTCATCAAGGCGAAATTCAAGGTTCCGGACCTTGTCTTCGGGCAGCTCAACGAGCAGTTCATCCGCGACTATCAGGATTTCATCCTTCTGGAAAAGGGATATGCCGTGGACACGCTTCGCGGCTACCTGGCCATCTTGAAAAAGATCTGCCGCATCGCCTACAAGGAGGGCCACTCGGAGAAATACCATTTCTGCCACTTCAAGCTGCCCAAGCAGAAGGAGACAACACCGAAAGCACTCAGCCGTGAGAATCTCGAGAAGCTGCGTGATCTGGAGATACCGGAAAAACGCAGGTCACATGTCATCACCCGGGACCTCTTCCTCTTCGCCTGTTACACCGGCACCGCCTATGCCGATGCGGTAAGCATCACCCGGAAGAACCTCTTCCGGGATGACGAGGGCAGCCTCTGGCTGAAATACCAGCGAAAGAAAACCGACTACCTCGGACGTGTCAAGCTGCTTCCGGAAGCCGTCGCGTTGATTGAGAAATACCGGGACGATACCCGCGAAACTCTTTTCCCGCCGCAGGACTACCACACGCTCAGGGCCAATATGAAATCCCTGCGCCTGATGGCAGGGCTGAGCCAGGACCTTGTCTACCACATGGGACGGCATTCTTTCGCCTCGCTGGTCACGCTCGAGGAGGGAGTGCCGATAGAGACCATCTGCAAAATGCTGGGACACTCCAACATAAAGACCACCCAGATATACGCGCGCGTAACCCCGAAGAAGCTGTTCGAGGACATGGACAGGTTCGTCGAGGCAACCCGCGATTTGAAACTTATCCTTTAATCCCTAAACAATCATTATCATGCGCAGTACATTCAAGCTCTTATTCTACATCAACCGTAACAAGGTGAAATCGGACGGCACGACCGCCGTCCTCTGCCGGATCAGCATCGACGGAAAGAAATCGGCAGTCACGACAGGCGTCTATTGCAAACCCGGGGACTGGGACAGCAAGAAGTGTGAAATCAAAACAGCCAGGGAGAACAACCGCCTTGCCGCCTTCCGCAGCCGGTTGGAAGAGGCGTACGGGAACCTGTTGAGGAACCAGGGAGTGGTCACGGCCGAACTGCTCAAGACCACCGTGTCAGGCGCCAATTCCGTACCGGAATACCTCCTGCAGGCCGGAGAGGTGGAACGCGAACGGCTCAGGGTCCGCTCCAAGGAGATCAACTCCACTTCCACCTACCGCCAGTCGAAGACCACCCAGCTCAACCTCAGGCAGTTCATCGAATCCCGCGGGATGAAGGACATCGCCTTTTCGGACATCACCGAGGAGTTCGCCGAATCGTTCAAGGTCTTTCTCAAGAAGGAGCTGGGACACAGGAACGGACACGTGAACCACTGCCTGTGCTGGCTCAACCGGCTCATCTACATCGCCGTGGACCGGGAAATACTAAGAGCCAATCCGATAGAGGACGTGGCATACGAGAGGAAAGAAACACCTAAACTAAGGCATATCAGCCGCAGTGAACTGAAGCGGATGATGGAAACCCCGCTGCCCGACCCGATGATGGAGCTGGCACGCAGGACGTTCATCTTCTCCTCGCTGACCGGTCTGGCCTACGCGGATACGAGGGCTCTCCATCCCCGTCACATCGGAACGACTTCGGAAGGAAGAAGGTATATCCGCATCCGCCGCGCCAAAACGGACGTGGAGGCGTTCATCCCGCTGCATCCCATAGCCGGACAGATACTGGAGCTTTACAACACCACGGATGACGACAGGCCGGTATTCCCGCTGCCGGTCCGCGACGTCCTCTGGTATGAGGTACATGGAATGGGCGTGGCATTAGGCATGAAAGAGAACCTGTCCTACCACATGGCCCGGCATTCGTTCGGGACCCTGACACTGACCGCAGGTATTCCGATAGAGAGCATCGCCAGGATGATGGGCCATACGAACATCGACAGCACGCAGGTCTACGCCCAGGTCACCGACCGGAAGATATCCTCGGACATGAACCGGCTGATGGAAAGAAGAAAGCCCGCGGCCGGCAAGGAAGCCGCAGGCTAAATAAAAACTGCCGCCGGAATCGTAAATGCAATTCCGGCGACAATCCTTAAACTTAAATACGATATTATACCAATGCAGGGTGATAGTTCTCCTCCAGCAGCCTCTCGATGTCCGACTGCCTGTACAGGATCTTCCCGCCAAGCTGGATATAGGGAATCCGTCCTTGGTCCCTGTAATCCTGCAGGCACCTGCGGCTGATCTTCAACATCCCGGAAAGCTCCCTGTCGGTCAGGAACCGTTCCCCGTTGAAGGGAGGACGGTTGTCACGGGCAAGACGTTCCACTTTTTTCTCCATGTCGTCCAGCAGGGCAAAGAACCTGCGGACACGTTCGTTCTCCTTGTCGATAATGCCTTCCATCTCTTCCGCTCTTTAAAGGTTTCCGTTCTTCCTTCTTTCTCTCACCTCCTTCTCCTTGCGTCTGATGCCGACGTAGGCCATCAGCTTCTCCACATCCCCGGGCTTGTAATAGAACTTGCGCTGGAGGCGGGTGAACGCCAGCCGTCCGGTATCGCGGAGAGTCTGCAGGGTACGCGGCGAGATGTCAAGGCGCAGGCAGACATCCTGGCCGTCCAGTCACTCTCCGGGTTCCTTACAGCGGTTTCTCTCATACAATCTGTCCACACGTGCGGACAGGTTCTCGGCGCGCGCCAGCATCCTCTCAAGGACACCGGCCTCGATGTAGCATATTTCCATATTTTCAACTCGTTTAAATATCAGTGCGAATATAAGGGAAGAAACCATGAGAGGCAAGCACGACCGGCACACTGGCAGGAATAGTCATGGATAGTCGGTTTTTGTCATATGGGAAGGAAAAAGAAAGCCGAAGCAGGTCTGGATCCACTACCCCCTTTGGGTATGTGAAAGGAACGTTGTGGTGAAAGAAAAAACTCCTTTTCACACATGGATGAGGCAATGCCGGAAGTCCGGCAATAAAAAATGTGGCTTCTCTATCCGGGTAAATGCCATGATTACAGACTTCTTCCTGTTCCTATACCATCAGGTCGGTTACCTTCAGGTTAACAACTTATCCAACCTGTGATAGATCCGGATGTGAAAAGATTACTTTGGCTGGCTATTACAATATAATAAGTAGAATCATGTCAAATCTACTGCTGCTATTGTTTGTTGATAATGGCTGGCAGTAGAACAAACTTTCGTTAAACCAATACGTTCATTCTTTATTATCAAGTTTTTAGACTACCTTTGTATTTTATTAACTCATTTACCAAACATTATGGGACTACTCAAACCGAATCAAGTTTTGAACAAAGCATATAGACAGGTTGCGATTGAAACAACAGATTTTGACTTATTCAAAAATGCCCTTCGCACATTGAGAGACAATATTGTGGATGGGCAAAGAGAACACACGCAAAAAGAACATTTACGTAATTTTCTGAGTGAAACGTTCTACAAGCCATACTACATGGCTCCCGAAGAAGATATTGATTTGGCTATCCGATTGGATAAAACTATCAAGTCCAATATAGGGTTATTGATTGAAGTAAAGAGTACCACCAACAAAGGTGAGATGATTTCTAATGACAATCTTAATCGTAAGGCTTTGCAGGAATTATTGCTATACTATCTTAAAGAACGTGTCAATAAGAAGAACAATGATATTAAATATCTCATCGCTACTAATATTCATGAATTCTTTATTTTTGATGCCCATGAGTTTGAACGCAAATTCTATCAGAACAAACAATTACGTCGTGAGTTTCAAGACTTTGTGGATGGACGCAAAACCAGTAACAAAACCGATTTCTTCTATACTGAAATTGCAACAACCTATATTGAGGAGGTGAAAGATAGCCTTGAATACACTTACTTCAACTTACAAGACTATCAACACCTGCTTGATAGAACAGACGGTAGCGCTTCACGCAAACTTATCGAACTTTATAAGATATTCAGCGATACACATCTTTTGAAGCTATCGTTCCAAAATGACAGCAATTCGCTCAACCGTGGATTCTACACTGAGCTGCTACACATTATTGGTATTGAGGAACGCAAAGAGAATAATAAAACCGTGATTGTACGCAAAGCTGTGGAACGGCGTGACGAGGCTTCATTACTAGAGAATACTATTAACCAACTGGATGCAGAAGATTGTTTGCGTCACATAAATGGTAGTTTGTATGGGAATGATTATGAGGAACGGTTATTCAATGTTGCAATGGAATTGTGTATTACTTGGATGAATCGTATCCTTTTCTTGAAACTGTTGGAGGCTCAGATGTTGAAATACCACAATGGAGATGCAATCTATAAATTTCTTTCAATAACTAAGATTCATGACTATGATGATCTCAACACACTCTTTTTCCAAGTGCTTGCACGTGACATGGGCAGCCGCACACACTCCATTATGCGTGATTTTGCTTACGTTCCCTATCTTAACAGTTCTCTTTTCGAGGTGACAGATTTGGAAAGTAAAACAATTAAGATAAACAGCCTTTCACAACGTACGGTACTTCCTGTCTTGGCGAGTAGCGTATTACGAAATAAAAAACGCAATCTACAAGTCAACGCATTACCCACCCTGCAATATTTGTTTGCTTTTCTCGACGCTTATAACTTTGCGAGCGAAGGCAGTGAAGAAGTGCAAGAAGAGGCTAAAACACTCATCAATGCTTCTGTTTTAGGGCTTATATTCGAGAAAATAAATGGTCACAAGGATGGTTCAGTATTCACTCCAGGCTTTATCACTATGTTCATGTGCCGTGAAGCAATCACCAAGACCGTGTTGCAAAAGTTTAATGGTTATTATGGCTGGAATTGTACCACCCGTATAGAACTATACAACCATATTGACAATATAGTCGAAGCTAATGAACTAATTAACAGTTTGCGACTGTGTGATCCAGCTGTTGGTTCGGGTCACTTTCTTGTGTCTGCTCTCAATGAACTGATACTCTTGAAATACGAATTAGGTATTTTGGTAGATGCTACCGGTAAGCGTATCCGCAAAGCGGACTATCAACTTGCCATTGAAAATGACGAGCTGATTGTTACCGATACCGAAGGTAATTTATTTGCTTACAACCCACTCAATGCGGAAAGTCGCCGCATGCAGGAAACTCTTTTCAAGGAGAAGCGTCAAATCATTGAGAACTGTTTATTTGGCGTTGATATTAACCCCAACTCTGTGAAGATTTGCCGCCTACGACTGTGGATTGAATTGTTGAAGAATGCTTACTATACGGCTGAAAGTAATTACACTTATTTAGAAACCTTACCAAATATCGACATTAACATCAAATGTGGAAATTCTTTGCTTCACCGATTCGCTTTGACAGACAGTATTCAGACCGTACTGCGAGAGTCTAGTATCAGCATCAGCCAATATAAGGAGGCTGTAGCTAAATATAAAAATGCCCAAAGTAAAAGCGAAAAGCAGGATTTGGAAACGTTTATAACAGAAATCAAGTCGAAACTGAAAACAGAGATCAACCGCCGGGATGCACGATTGGTTAGATTGAACAAACGCCGCTCTGAGTTGGCAAACTTACAAGCGCCTCAACTGTTTGAACCGACAAAAAAGGAAAAGAAAGCGTCGGACAAGCGCATTGCCGATTTAAAGAAAGAAATTGCGACTTTAGAAAATATATTTGAGGAAATACGCTCCAACAAAATTTATCTTGGTGCATTCGAATGGCGTATAGAGTTTCCAGAAGTACTCGATGCCGAAGGCAACTTCTTGGGATTTGACTGTATCATTGGCAATCCACCTTACATTCAGTTACAATCTATGGGTAAGAGTGCCGATGTATTAGAATGCATGGGTTACATAACTTATGCACGCACTGGTGATATTTACTGCCTCTTCTATGAGTTGGGTATGAACCTGCTTACTCCCAATGGTTTTCTTTGCTATATCACGTCTAATAAATGGATGCGTGCAGGGTATGGTGAAGCCTTGCGAGGTTATTTCGCAAGCAAGACCAATCCTATTATGTTGGTAGATTTTGCAGGTATAAAAATATTCGATGCAATAACGGTAGAAGCAAATATTCTTTTATCTCAAAAAGCAGCAAATATTTTTAACACACAAGCTTGTTTGGTACAAGATTCGAATGGCTTGAATAATTTGAGCGATTTCGTGCAGCAACAAGGCGTGAAGTGTAACTTTGCAGATTCTATCCCGTGGGTGATATTGTCTCCCATTGAACAAAGTATCAGGCGTAAGATTGAATCTATTGGTACACCACTCAAAGATTGGGATATAAACATTTATCGTGGAGTCCTTACCGGGTATAACGATGCGTTTATCATATCTACCGAAAAGCGTGATGAGATATTGGCGAATTGCCAGACAGAAGGCGAGCGTGTTCGGACGGCTGAACTTATACGACCCAATACTTGGCCCCCCAACGTTGCATAGCGTACCACTCATATCGAATTCCTGTCTCTGCTTTGTTTCGTTTAGAAAGTGGTTCTTTATATTCCAACATATGGTTATATACAGCAGGATATTGTTCTTTAAACGCTTTTTCTGCCTTTTCAGAAGCACCAGTTATAGATTCATCAAATTGGTATGGGAAATGCCAAGGGATATATATTAGCCATTGCCCTGCCCAGTCATATCCATACCTCTTTATATCTCTGCCACGAAGAATCGGAGGATTTTTCTAAGCCAAAAATTGTATGGAAAATAATCGGAAACCAAATGGCTTTTGCATATGATGCCAACAATTATGTAATGAACAATGCCTGTTATATTATGACAGGCGATCATTTGGATTATCTGTTGGCAGTATTGAATTCACAAGCTATAACATGGTATAGCTATGTGACTAATATGAATAAAACTGGCGTTGGAGATGTTCAAGTTGGAGGTCAAAATATAGCGACTTTCCCTATACCTTTTTATGATGCCAATAAAATAGAACTCATTGAATTAGCAGAACTTGCAAACAGTATAATAAATAAAAATATCAATCTACCATTTATTGACTCTAAAATAGAGGGTTTGGTTTCAATGATATATGGATTCACGAGTGAAGAAACTAATTTTCTACATTCATTTGTTTCTTCACTCCGAAAGTCTATTTAGACAATTTGCTGGTTTTCAATATATTGAATTTCATCTGAGGTAAGTTTATAAACATCATACATCAACTTATTGCTAAAACATTCAAAATCCGTAATGCTCATCTTGCCTACTTTCAAATCATTGAAAGCAGCAAGATGAGTATTTAGTTGTTCAGTAGATAGCTTAGCAACAATAAGCTGTTCTATGGTATACTTTTTCCATCTAATAGTCCCTACTCCTGTAGTTGTCCCTACTTTAGAAAACAACCATTCAGACACGGACGAATTTAAAGCAGACAAAAGGTATTCAATACACTCGCCTTTCATGTAAAAAGAAGTTGCTTCTGGTATATATTCTCCCAAAAAGTCGAAAGCAAATTTTGATTTATCAGATATTTCTCCCCATATGATTTTTGGCTTAGAAAAATCCTCCCAATAACTGATGCTATCTTGTGTTTCAAACCACTCGTTACTAGTTTTCTTTCGGGCTTTTATTTTTTTGCCATTAACAATATGAGTTTCTCCTGTTTGTTCTAAACGCTCTATGCCAATTGACAGAAGATAATTTTTCACCGCAGGATAACTTTCTATATCATAATGCCGCGAAGGAAATGTGGCTATAATCCACAAGTCCGCCCATTCATATTCATATCTCTTGATATCCCTGCCACGAAGAATCGGTCGTATAAGTTCAGCCGTCCGAACACGTTCATCTTCTGTTTGACAATTCGCTAGTATCTCATCACGCTTTTCGGTAGAAATGATAAAAGCATCATTGAAACCAGTTTTTATCCCATAGTTGATTTGGATGTTCCAATCCTTCAAGGGTATTCCCACAGACTCAATCTTCTGCTTGATGCTCTGTTCAATGGGAGACAATATCACCCATGGGATAGAATCTGCAAAGTTACACTTCACGCCTTGTTGCTGCACGAAATCGCTCCTTATGCTTCTACCATAAAAGTCTTAATAAATCGAGCGAGCGTATTTCTATCCACTTTACAAATTTTAGCGATTTTGCGTTGTGAAACTTCAGCTTTCAATAGTTCTTGTATGAGAATCCTCTTATCGTGGAGTTTGTACTTCTCTGGAGCACTTTTTTCCCTTTAGGACGTCCTAATATTACCCCTTCTATTTTCTTTCGTGCTAAGGCTTCTTTTGTTCGTTGGCTAATAAGGTTACGTTCAATCTCTGCTGACAGTCCAAAAGCAAAAGCCAACACTTTACTTTGAATGTCCTCTCCTAACTTATAGTTGTCTTTGATAGTCCAAACCCTACATTCCTTGCTCATGCAAATATTCAGAATTTCCATTATCATAAAGAGATTACGACCCAATCTGGACAATTCAGCGCAGATAATCAAATCATCTTTCTGTACCTTATTGAGCAATTTTCCGAGTTCACGTTTGTTATAGGCTTTTGTTCCACTAATGGTTTCCTCTATCCAACCATCAATTTTTATGTTTTGATTGTCGCAGAAATTCTTGATTTCAAAACGTTGGTTTTCTACTGTCTGCTTATCACTGCTTACTCTAATGTATCCGTATATCATATGTCTAATTATAAATGTTTATAGATATATAATATGGATAGTTTTTCTATAGAAACCTAAGAGAGCGTTGATTTTACATTTAATTCTTTGCCATTTCGTTTTTAATGAACTTTCAATTTCCATTAGTCGTAAAGACCGTGAAAAATGTTTAGCCCCCACACTCTTACATCAGAAACCGGATAGTTCAATGGGCTTTTGAGCCCCCGCATTCGTAATGATGGCTCACGATGTAGTGATGTTGTTTAATTAAAGTTTCAGACTATGACCTACGTTGGAATCGATGTCAGCAAGGCGACCTTTGTTGTCGCTTATTCGTCCGCCAAGACCGGCAGGACAAAAACATTCAAGAACCACGGTTAAGGGTGTCCATGAGTTCATCCAAACCATTTCAGTAGCAGAGCACCATTGAGTATTAGAAGCCACAGGCAATTACAGTGCGTTGCTCGTCTATCTGCTTTCCGAAGCAGGGATAACCGTCAGCCTTGAGAATCCGCTGAAGATAAAGAACTTCGCCCGTGCCATGCTCTCCGTCACCAAGACGGACGAGATAGATGCCCGTCTGATAGCCCTGTACGGGGAGAGGATGCAGCCGGATCCTTATAAGCTCCGCAGTGACTCAATCCTCGTACTGAAGCAGAAACGAACGGTACTACGCCAGCTAAAGAAGCAACTTGTGGCAACACGCAACCTTAAAGGCTCGATGGAGTTCTTTCTTCTTTTGACCCTGAATGCAAGAAAACCATCGAAAAGACGATTGCTTTCCTCGAGAAGCAAATCAAGGCAATGGAAGAGAATATCACTTCCTTGGCGTAAGGCGAGTACAGGAAACAGATGGACTTGCTCACCTCCATCAAAGGCATCGGTGTTACACTGGCAGCCGCGCTTATCGTGGCCACAGGCGGGTTCACCTATTTTGATAATGCCAAGCAACTGACCCGTTATCTGGGCCTGTCACCTATTTACCAACAGTTCGGTACGTCAGTCAATGTCAAAGGTCACATCAACCAGAACGGGGATTCAAACCTCAGAAGCCAGCTCTATGTGGCGGCTTTCTCGTCACTCAGGTGTAATGCCGAGTGCAAGGCTTGTTTCGACCGTTTGCGGTCTAACGGCAAGCCAGGCAAGGTGGCGGTCGTTGCTGTCGCCAACAAACTTATAAGGCAAGCCTTCGCTGTGGTCACGCAAGGAAAACCGTATGTCGATGGGTTCAAGTCCGAGAAACCGTAAATACTCATCTGCGGAGGGAACGCCATGCGGCAACCTTAGATTTGCAGCATCAAAATATTTATCTTTGAATTGATATTGAAAGGAAAGCAAAAGGAAAACCATCAGCGGCAATAGAAGTCAAGTCTAAGTCCCTATTCGGTCCTTTTGCTCCTTCCTTGAACTCAAACCCATATAAGAATTTCAGTAAACCTGTTTAAGATTATTAGGTCAAGTTCAGGTCCTTTCTTTTTTGTTTAATGTTCAAAAACAAAAGTATGAAAGTTTTTTATTTAGGAGTTGATGTGAGTAAGAAAAAATTGGATTTATGTTTAAGGAGTAACGGTAAGGACATCCTTTATGATGTTATTCCTAATGATCTATCCTCTATTAAATCTTGGTTAACAAGAACGTTTGAGAAATTTTTCCTCTCTGAGGACAGTTTGGTTGTCTGTGCGGAACATACAGGGCAATATACCTATCCTTTGGTCTGTGCAACAAAAAGTATAGGAGTCTACTTATGTTTGGAAGATGCAGCTAAAATAAAATATTGTCATGGAATACCTCGTGGCAAAAATGATAAAATAGATGCCTGCCGAATAGCAATGTATGCAGAAAGATATAATGATTGCCTACAACCGTATACCGCATCAGAGCTTATAATACAAAAACTCAAAAACTTATCAACAGAACGCAGTATGCTTGTTGCAGATAGGGCTAAATATCAATCCCAGCTAAAAGATCAGGTAGACTATATGGAACACTCAATATATATTGCTAAATGCAATAGAGTTGAAGGGATTATCAATACATTTACGGATTACATAGCACAAATAGACCTTGAAATAAAAGAACTTATAAATCAAGCACCTGTCATTGCTCATCAAATGGATTTACTCATGTCTGTGGATGGAGTTGGGGAACGTGTTGCACTGAAGATGATCATGGAAACAGATGCTTTCACTTCTTTTACTGATCCCAGGAAGTTTTGCTGTCATGCAGGAGTTGTTCCGTTCGTCTATGTGTCAGGAAGTAGCCAACGTTCTAAAAATAGAGTATCTAATAGGGCTGACAAAAGCATCAAGCATTTGCTACATATGGCGGCACTATCTGTTTCACAAGTGAAAAATAGTCCATTGAAGAAATATTATGACAGAAAGGTCGAAGAGGGAAAAAATAAGATGTCGGTTCTGAATGCAGTTAGAGCGAAATTAGTTACGATTATGTTCGCTGTAATTAGGACGGATGCTTTTTTTTCGAGAAATTATCAAAATTCGCTTGCGTAATCCATAAGAATAGGGGCTGAGCAGTCAGCCCCGACGAGCTTTCCATGCACGACAACTGCATAAATATACTAATTATCGTTAACCATATTCAGTTTTCTTATTATAGTCCATTTTTCTTTCCATTTTAAATAGCTTCCTGTCAGAAACTCAAATTATTGAAATACAGTTCAAAATACTTTCCAAAGGCACTTCCGGCTGGGTGTCGTGGTTTCCGACTCCCCCTCCGGAGCTGTTTGAAGAAGGAGTTCAATATATTTTTTACCGTTTCTCCGTTATCGCCTTTTTACTTTCCGACCGGTGATGAAAAGTCCTTGTGGGCGCCACCTCTTTCCGGTCCCCGGAAATGCGGTTCAAATATGAACCTTTAGCAGCAACGTATATCCGGCATCTTCTTCCCGTCGATATGATACGGATTTGGGGGTTCCTTTCAATGCTGTCCATAACCATAACTTCTGATTTATACATTAATTCCATGTGATAACCGGGTGTTTGGTCAGGCGGACGTTCCCGGTGGCGGATTGTCGTCCTACGCCGCAAAGAAAAAAAGAGTAAATGTATGAGGGAATACCTTGTCAGTTATAGTCATATATAGACATAAATAGTCAATGCCGGCAAAAGATATGACAAATGGCAGTCCGGCGAGAGCCCGGGATTCTTCCCGATATTGCCGGGATTGTGTGTAAAAGTACGACAATCCGTTGATAGCAGTATGAAAAGAGAAAAAAATGATTGAGGAAGGAGGTCGTGAAACCAGCCTCCGGAAAACAGGATACGGCGGAGATCAGATACCGTGAAAAAAGAAAAAAATCCCCACCGGAGATGAATGAACCGGCAGGGAACGTAACAATAAAGGAACGGGCCTCTCAGCCCTTGATGTAACCGTACTTTTTCAGGTCGTCCATGAAATGCTCCGGCGTGTCGGTCCTCACCGTCACCCCGTGCAGTTCCCTGTACCGCCCGGAGAAATTCACCATGTACTCCTCGTCGGTGCACTCGCTGTCAAACCAGCTGCCCTCACGCAGGAGGCGTACAAACTCGGAAGGGCCGGAAGCGGCAATCCTGCCGCCGTCCGCCAAAATATACATATGCTTGTTCATGCCGATAATTTTTTAGTCCTCAATTTATAATATAGTTTCTGCTCACTGTCCAGGAAGGGGATGTCACTGAGCGTGGTGGCCGCAGGCACATGTTCCCTTGTGGCAAAGGTAACCAATTTGTGGAGAAACAGCACCCAGTTACGCATTTTTGTGAAGTTGGTCGTTCCCGAATGCTGGCGGAACTCGACCGTCTTGTGCCGTGAGTAGGCCTCGAGGTTCACCTTATGGTAACGGTCGCCGATCCTTCCTTTCAACTCGTCCACAGTCCGGGCGGAACGTATCATCTCATCAGAGACGTGCCCCAGTCCGCGGCAATAGCGGTTGTCCCTACGGGAGGCCGGCATGAACCGGTCGATGACCGGTTCCAGATGCTTGTAGCTCAAAGCCAGGTTACGCCAGGTCTCCATGTTGAAACCGGTGGCATCGATATACACGTGAAGACCGCAGCTCTCGTTCACTTTCACGTCACACAAGTCAAGCACCCAGCAGACCTTCTCCAGTTCCCGCAGTCCGGTTTCACCGACCAGGATCGGACTGAGCAGCTCGAAGGTGTCGTTGCCGCTCAGGCTGCTGTCCGTCACGAGCTTCCAATGCGGACGGGTGGTATGGTTATAACCTTCCACCGTAACCTCGATGCCGGCTTCCTTGAGCTCGCGTGCAAGCCGTTCACGGGAACAGTTGTAGGCCTCGATCTCGATACCGAACTTGCGGTTGAAAGCATAGTCCAACGCAGCTGTCGACGGATGGATATTCGGACCGTCCCCACACTCATTCATCCGGCGCAGGGCATTCACCACAAAACCGTAATTGCCGTTGGTTACCATTCTTGCGATTTCCGCGCGGGGAACACCTAAAAGATACAGCTGCCGGATCTTGCTTGTCTTTGTTGTCTCTTGTGCTAAAATGCTTCTAATTTGCTCGTTCATAACTTGTTACCTCCTTTATTATTACACTACTAAGGTAATGCTTTCATAGGAGAAATCGTAATTATAAGAGCTTTATTATCATGCTATTAGCTTACTTTATCTTAGGCTAAAAGTCCTTATTTAAGGTGTCTATACCCTGACATCCGCTACCGGTCGGTATCGGGTTCCTCCAGGCCGATGGTACGGCATATCTCCTCCACCAGTTCAGGAAGGCCGGAGCCTTTCTCCTGATGGGGATCGGGTGGAAACAGCGTGGAACGGAAGACACCCTTGCAGACAGGGTCCGCCTCCCTGTTGTAGCGGAGGGTGTTCGGAATGTGTGAGGACAGCAGCCGCAGCCCCATCTTGTCGATGACCCGGTTCCAGGCGTCATACAGGTCCTTCCGCCCCCTCCTGTCCACCATGTTCCAGAACAGCCAGGTCCCTTTCAGGTTGCAGTTCTTCCTGGCGACCAGCTCCTCTTCCAGAGCCTTGGTAAACTGCAGGGAACTCTGCATGACGATGTTGTCCGCCTTGAGCGGGACGAAAATGTAGTCCATCGCGGCAACAGTATAGACCACCCCCTCGCTGCGGAGCGTTCCGGGAAGGTCGAAAAGCACGATATCGAAAGTTTCCCCCTTTTCGTCCATATAACGATGCAGGTCCTCCACCGCCTTTTCCGGATCGCTTTTGATGACCGGATAGGCAGGCTTCCGGATTCTCTCGTGCTGCCGGTAAAGGCTCACCTTCAGGTCGTCATTTTTCATGACACTCTCCATGTCCCTCTCACGCATCAGGGCGATGCTGTGCTGCGGGTAGTCACAGTCCACAACCGCCACACGCAGGCCTTTGCGGTAATGCAGCACACTGGCCAGCAGTACCGTAAAGACGGATTTTCCCACGCCACCCTTCTGGCTGGCGACGGCAACCAACAACTCTTTTTCTTTTTTCATCATACTTCTTGCATTAAATGTTAAACACTATTATGACCGGTCGGGCAGGGACTCTTCCAGAATCATCTCCACCGTTTCCCTGTATTCTTCCAGATGCCGCGATACAAGGTGGTTGATGAACCCCTCCAGCGTGACCGTTCCATTTCTCGAGGCTCCCGCCAGGATGGACAGTTTCCGGTGCAGGGCGGCAGGAATATGCAGTGACCGGCGCTGCACGCCCGCAATGCCATGCAGGTATTCCTCCCCATAGACGGACGGCTGCATGGGGCCGCTTTTCCTTGCGGGACGCATTATGTCGTTACCGGACGTTCCACGTCCCTTCCGGGGACAGGCAGGTGCTTCCCCCATGATCTCACGGATGCGGTCCGCGTCCATCCCGCCGGGACCCATCCGGTCTTTTACGTTCTTTCCTGTCATGATATATCTTCTTGGACAATGACAACATTTTATCGGCGGGCCGGTTCTCCCGGCTGCCCGTCCTCATCCCAGGGACGGTAGACCTCACCGAGCAGGGCGGCGATATCCTCCCTATGTTCCTCCATATGGAGCTCCAGCAGCCGGATGATAAACCCGGAGATGCTGCCGCAACCGGCGGCCCTGACCAGCATGGCGATCCGGCGGTGCAGCCTCCCGTCAATATACGCGGTCTTCCACTCCACAGACTTGGGAGCGGGAACCAGAAACCTCCTCTTGTATTCTTCCGGGGCTGTCACTTTCCCTGCACGGACCTGCCTTTCATGACCCGGCATATCCACCGCCGGTTCCGGGGATGGGGAAACGGGAGCTGACAGAAGGTTTCCCGTGAGTCCGACCCTCTCGAGAACGATATCGGAAAGCCGGTTCTTTTCCTTTTCTGAATCCATTGTCTTAAAATCTTAAATTATTAAATTACACAACTGGCATTGTTTCGGAATACAAAATAAAAAAAGAAGAGGACAGGACGGAACCACCTGTCACTTATAGTCATCCAAAGTCGGGGATTGTCATGATACACATGACGGGGGGACGAACATATGGTTCCATCCGGATGGTTCTTCCCATGCAGGAGTGACGTCAGAATCCTACTGTCCGTAGCGGCGTGGAAAAGCGGCGGGATTCCGTTCCTTGTCCACCGCCCCTTTCAAATCCTTATGGGCAGGTGTGGGAGCATGCATCCGTCCTGATACGGATTCTTGAATTATCGGTCTGTGGAAGTGTAAAAATATCAATCCGTTAATGGAGACAAGGAAGAAAAAACATAAGGCGTACACGGCTACATGCACGTTCTCCATTTGCAGAAGTGTAGAAGTGACAATCCATTAATGGAGACAATGAAGGAAAACCATAAGGCATACACGGTTACATGCCCATTCTCCATTTGCA